CTGTATTCGATCCACTATTCCAAGAACCTAAGTATCTCCACTCAATAGGATTATACATACCAGCAAAACGGTTTATATCCCTATTGGTTGTACCTGGTCTTACTAATGCTCTTTCTTCAAGAACTCTTTTCACCTTACCACGCAATGCTGATGGGTATAACAAGATAGGGTCTTCTGATACTTCGATAGGTAAGCCTTTAAGATCAAACATATTGGCTGCTATCTGAGTTTCAGCTAACTCTAGGTTATCATGTGAAAAAAATCCTGAGAGCAAGTTGTCATAAGTTGTACCTGTTTCTTCTCTGTTCTTAGGGTGAGAATCTGAAAACAGGTATTGTCCATCTGGTCCTGCTACGCTATACCCATTATACAAAGTTAATGCACAATCGGTTTCAACCCTAGCCCTAGCACCACGACCCATTGTAGCTGCTTCACCCTCTTTTTTAAGAAGGGCATACTCATCTTGGTCGATTGATTCAAATGATGCCTGAAACTTCTTGATAAACTTTCCTTGTGTATACGTCTTAGGATAACCAAGTACAGGATCTTCATAATTACCGCTTGAATACTCTGCCGCTGATTCCCAAATACCTAACCCACTAAGATCGTCTACTTTATACTCTTTAGTAGTGTCTATAATCTCTTTAAAGACCTTACTATGAATCTGTGTTTCTTCTTTAAACTGTGCCAACATAAACACATCATAAATAGGTGTGTATAGCTGAGCAACAGCATTTCTTGAAGTAGCCATGTGTATCTCCTATTTAGTTAGTGTTAATTGGTTTCGCCTAAGATTAAGAACCTACCCTTTGCATAACCATAAGTGTTAGCTGCTATGGCTGCGGCACAGATGTCTATTTCTTCTATCAAAAACCCGAGACCAGTATTAGTTACTGCCGTATCGGCATCTATACCATCTTCAGACTGAATATCTACTATCGTTCCTACATCAGTCTGTACAAGAACATTTTGATCCTCAACAGGTACTACCCATCTATTCCGCGTGTCATTCGCTAGAACACAAAGAATATCCAAATCCCCTGCATCTCCACCTGAATTGTCTACGGTTTCAATGGCAACGTACCATGCTGCCTCGGCTGTAAATGTCGTGAGACTGGCATTTGTTAAATACCCCGCCCCATCATCTTTCATCAAATCACCCTTTGCAACACTTACTGCTGCTAAAGGCAATGAAACAACATTCGCATCTACAGGGCCGTCTAACCTAAAACCTGCTACATAAGGTGTTAAAGGCATTTTACCCTCCTAATAATTATTAAGGTCGATCTTAAACTCGGAAGGCACGCTGTTTTTCTTTCGGTCTTTATGCCACCACCCACAGTCAGGACATGGTACAGGGGGGTTTTCAGTCTTTAAATACCACTGTTTATCCCCACATTGTCCACATACATAATAAGATTGTTCGTCTTGCTTAGTTGTCTCACTCATTCTTATTAAAATCCTCTGCGGTGGAAGCAATCACACCGATATCTTCTCTACGTTTAATCGCTAAATCAAGATCTTCTGTAGAGATACCTGCCCTTCGAGCAATTTCTTCCTGTTTTTGTCTGAATTCTGATTTCTTTTCTGTTTTAGTCACTTTCTTACCTCCAGAGGGTGTTAAACCTTCGTCAAGATCAGCTAACCGCTGTGCTTCTGCAAGAGTTGCTTCTTTGATTTTCTGATTTAACTCGTCTTCAGTTAGGGTTATAGTTTGTTTTGAAGGGCCTTTACGCTTATCCATCTCAAGCATTACCTGCTCTGGACCATCTACAGATTCTAAATACTTCTTAGTATCTGATTGAACTATACCTAACATGAGTTTATAATCTTCGTTCTCTGAAGCTAGAATCTGGTCTATTTCTTCTTTTGTTTTTCCCTTCAACTCTGCCATCTTCTCTTTTGAAGGTATTACATCCGGGTACTTTGAAACCAGTTTCTTTAATGATTCTTGCTGTTGATGTATGAACTCGTCAGCTTTTTTGTTAGGGATATCGTCAATAGATTTGATTATGTCTTTCTTGTCTGAGTTTCTACGAATAGTTCTACTAGTTAACCATTCTGTTGCCTCAACATAATCTTCGAGTAACCATTCCTCCAGGTCATCTTTTGACATCTCCCGCTTATCTTCTCTAGGTTTATCTTTGTCCTCATTAAGGTACTTAGTTATCTGTTCCCGAGTAAGTCCACTGATCTTTGTTGCCTTAGCTTCTTTTTCAGTTGGGGCTGAGAGGTCTGAAAGTTTAGCTTCAAGTTCAGCTATCTTTTCATTATCTCTTTGCCGTTCAGCTCGTTCAGCTTTCAACTCACTAATGACTTCATCAATCCTACGTTGTGTTGACTCTTGGGTGCGTTTGATTTTATCTTCAGGAGTTTCTTTTTCTTCACGAACCTTTTCCAACTCTGTTTTACGAGTCTTATCTTCTTCAGATAACTCCTCGGCTTTTGCAGATAAAACTCTAGCATCATTCTCAGCTTGTTTCTCAGCTTTAACTAAGATTTCTTCGGTTCCTTCGGTCTTTTCACCTTTGGGTTTATCCTCAGGCGTGGCTTCCGTTGACTCCACTTTATCCGCTTCAGCAGCCAGTTCTTTGATTTTATCTTTGGCTAACTGTTCAGCTTTATTGGTATTATCCATAATGTGTCTCCATGTCGTTAGGTGGACAAGCACCTTTATGTGTTAAACTTCTGATTTCTTTTTCCTTGTGACCTTTGGTTTAATAACTACAGGGTCAGCTATAGGCTCTGGCTCCACTGGCTCCTGAACTACTGGTTCCGGATCCTCCATCTCCCTCTCAATCTCTGCTCTAGCTGTTTTCTCATAGGCCTTCATCTTTGCGTCTAATTCTCTCTTTTTACGCATCTTTGCCTTAAATTCTTCCTTTGAAAGCAACCCATTCTCTGGGTCATAGGGCATCCTTTTTACTGATGGGAACTCCTTTTTGGTCGTAAATGCCATCTTATTCACCTCCTATTCCTTTGGTTTTATTATTCATCTATCCCTTTTCTTATTTCTGATATTCTATTTTGAACAAGACTTACAATCTTCTTGCAATCGTTAAGCTTAGCCAATTCCTCCCCAGCCCTTCTATCTTCGTGCTTACCAAGATGATAGTTTACACGACCTTGAAGATAGTCTTGGTGAGTTTTTAATAACTTTAAGAATACTCGCCATGATTCTGAATGTATTAACTCTTGCCAACTGTTAAGGTCTAGCAGTTGGGATTGCTTCGTTTCCTTGTACTCCACTCGAGCCTCCTACTTGTGGGGGTTGAACCATTTGTGGTGCCTCATTGGGAACCATGCCACTCTCATTCTCCATGACCAACTTACTTGCTAACTGTGAAGCTATCATTTGTTCCTGCATCTTTTTCATCTGTTGCCGCATTGTTATTGATAGATTAAACATATAATTATCAAAGTTAGGTTTATACTCATCATCTAACTTATAATAATCTGTCTGTGCTTTCTTAACTAACCCTGCCGATAACTCTAACAAATCAGCGTTCTCATTTATTTTAGGTACTTCGCCTTGCATGAACTGACCCCATATCTTATCTACCTCATCAGTCATACCTAATACATCTGGTGGTTTCGGTGGCATATAAGATTCTATATTCATAAATCCCATCTTCTTGAAACTGTCTACTGTAAACTGCCAGTTACCTCTAGGGTTCATCTGAGGGTTGAACCATATGTTTGTACCTATTGTCTCTAATGCAAACATAGCCAACTGTTTCTCAAACATCTTTGACCCTGCTACTATATCAGGAGTTAAATATACATCATACCCACCTCTTAACGTATCAACTGATAGATTAGGAAACAACTTCTTACCATCTTCACCCAACAACCTCTCACCTAACGTTGAAGGAGCACAATCTTGATACATATTTAACCACATGGTTATTATCTCTGCTAAATCAGCTATGATATCCTTTACCCATAACCCAAACCTTGTGTCCATATTCTTCTCAATTAAAAGATCTTGTCCTAATGTCCTAGACTGAGACTCTCTTGATTGGAAATAAGAAGCTGCACCTGTCAACCTCTCAATCATCTGTAACAAGATAGCCACATCACTCTCTACCCACGCCATTGATCTTGATAGGTTAGGAAAGTTAATGTTCTTAGGTTCTTCACTCGGATAAGATACCCCTGGCTCTAGATTAAAAACCTGCTTATCATAGTTCTCATCTGGTTTATGGAATCCGAAAGGACAATTCTCTACATACTGGAAATCACTCTTTTGGTTAAACGTATTATTAAACGAGTTACTTATATCTTCTACCAGTGAACAAAGTGATTCACCTCTTATCTGTCCAGGGATTCTTCGTAATGCTCCACCTACAAACGGATATTTACCATTCCTACACCCGGGTATCTTTCTTAAAGGTTTACCAGCTAAAAACTTCATTCTTATAGGCTCAACTGTGAACCTGTACTTTTCTATTCTACCGTTCTTGGTATACGTTCCATACCATTCGTAAGCATCTACCGGGAACTGTCTTAACTCTGAACTGGTTATATCCGCGGGAACTTTAATACCTAAATCATTAGCCTTTTCTTTACCTAAAATCTTGATCCTTGCATCAAAACATGCACCTTTTAGACTTTGTACATATTTGTCATCCACATCTACAAAGATATTTCGGTCACCGTAATCAACTATATCTTCACCATTCAAATGTACTACATGAATTAGATGATTCAAGTCTTGTACATTCTTGCCGAATGAAGGAATTAAAATGTCTTCCATATCAGGTACGTTCTCCATGATACATTTCTCGAACCTGACCTTTTCTGTCATTATATCGTACCCAAGAAACTGTCTTCTATTCCTAAATAAAGACCTGCTGTACTTAGGGATACGTTTATCTATCCATTCATACCATACTTTCCAGTAAACCTTCATTACACAGAAACCCTGGTTGATTCTATTCTGTATGAAATCATTAACATCTTTAAATACATCTGACTCTGATGGCCCAAGCCCCCATTTAATAAATGTCTCAATATCATCTTTACGATTAGCGTCATTCTGTTCTGTTGCTTTAAGATGTATCGTGTCAGGATTGAAACAGGTAGCTAATAGAGTGGCTTGGAATGCGTCACATACTGCGGTGGTTAACCTGAGGTTCCTATCTGATTGCCAGGGTCGTTTGTTAATGTTTTCTATAATCGAGGGTTTCTCACCATTATACATTTGTATATCTTTTTGTTTCCTCACAACCCATTCAGCCATTGAATCTATATCTGACTTTGCATCTTGTACTACCATCTTAACGATTTTTCTTTGTTCTTCCTCAGAAAACTCATCTGTCTCGATAGCTGGCTCGATTCGTTTAGCCTGCTTATCTACCGGACTAAGAGGATTACTTTCTTGTTTTTCTGGAACTTTTGTCTCTGTCTTTTCCATTTAATCCTCCGAAATATAATTTATTATCTTTTAATACTTGATATAGACCCTGAGATAACCTATCAACTGTTTTTTCTTCTAATGAATTATTATTATAAACACTATCAATAGCGTGTATGATTTCATGTACAAAACATTCTTCTTTCTTTTGATTAGGATATTGAACCCCATAAGGGTCAATATTATTTAATCTAATCTCTGTCTGACTATGTGACACTTGTCCCATTAGTTCTGTTTCTTTAAATGCATACCCCTGTAAGACTTTATACTCTAAACCCCCAACTTTTATCTTTTTTGGTATTTTCATTTCTTCTTACTTCCTTTTTTTAACATATCCTTTGCTTTCTGATACAATCCAACAAAAAAGGACAAACCTGCTGTGCACAGATTTGTCCTTTTATATATTTGTTGGAACTTAACGGAGCTACCGTTAAGTTTTATAATTTACTCTGAACAATATTTAAAATCTTTATTTAGATATTCCTTTTCTTTTTTTAATAGGTACACCACTCAATTCCTTTGCTTTCTGATGAACTTTATATAATTGTACCCTGGCTTTGGCTATCTTATCACTATCCGGGCCTTTTAAGCCGTTCTTGGCGTGTTCTAGCGTGTCGAATTTGCCGTATCTTATGAAATCGGTCACTTCTTTATTCTCCTTGCAAAATTCATTATTCCATTCGTTTGAATCTTAGGTTTATTAGCTTGCTGATCTGCATTTGACATAGCATTAAATATTCCAAAGCAATGGTGAGTAACTCGAGATAAAGATATCTCCAATTGTTCACGAGAAGTAGGTGCAACTAGTGTTTCAATACCTTTATCAACTTTCTTAACCGCTATGATCAAGTCATCTATATTAATAAATTGATCAGGATTAGACTCAAAGGTTTGCTTTTTAAGTTCTTCTGGTGTTAGTTCCAATTTTCCATTATCTCCACTCATATCAATAAATCCTTTCTATGTTTTTGGTTTTATTTATTTCCAAAACTTCCTTTTGACTCCCGTCATTAAAAGAAATTAAATTAACCCAATGTTTCAATTCATAAATAGATAAATCTTGTTTTATAAAATTTATAATTCTACAACACAATACAATATTCCCATCTATATAACCCATAGATGGTTCAACCCTATCAACTGTCATGGCCTCTGATACGTTTCTTGAACAACCAGTTAAACTCATAAAAATGCCTGTATAAAAACATTTTCCATCTTGTTTATCCCACTGTTTCTTTAAATATCTTTTTAATTCTTGTGTAGAAGCAAATCCTACATAAGCTCTCTTATCACGAATTATTGTATATGCACGTTGATAAAAAACATATTCTGGGTTTTCTTTATGGTTAGTTTTTCTCTGCCATTTCATAAAACCTATAGTCAAACAAGATTTACAACGGGCAACAGTATATAATTTGCCATGACGAGTTTTTCGTTGAGGAAATTCACTTAATTCTTTATCTTGCTTACAAAGAGAGCATTGTTTTATCATAGTCTATTTTCATCCTTCTTCAAATCTCCATTATCCCCAGTCATCTTGTCTCCTAACTATATCCTGTTTTGCATACATTAATGCTAATGATAAAATTATCCAAAGAATAGGATAAAATATAATAAAACATATATACTTGATAACCCTCATCTTCTTCTTCTACCCCTACCACCTCTTGTTGGTTTTGCATCACCTTTTCTGCCTACTCTTGGTGTTCCCCCACATGAACCTTTCTTTGCTGCCATGATTAATCTCCTTTAGTCTATGAGGAGAACGTGCTGATCCCACGCCCTCCCCCATTTCATGCGTTCTTTATTGATATAGCGCCGTCAAATCCCAAGTCAATACAGCATAAAGAGATGTTGAGTCATTAGCTAATAATCAAAATCATTGTTTCTAGCTAACCAAGCACAATATTGGCAACCCATTAGAAAACCTAAATTGAAAAACATTATTAATATAATAACCTTATTCATTAATACATTTTTCCCTGTGTTCCCACTACACCGCTACCATGTTGTTTATACTTTCTCGGAAACTTCGCATCTAAATCTTCATCTAAAAGCCTACTAATACAATCTAGCATATCATCATGTTTAG